AAGTTTACCATTTTCCCAAATATAATCATTTCCACCTAAACAATCATCACCCAATTCATCAATGGCAATGTTATCAGGGAACAAACCATAGTATTCATCACCCTCCTCAAATACTGTCACATCAGAAGAACGAAGAGCACGAACATCAATGAAGACAGTATCACCAATGTCAGCAAACTTTTGACTGATATAATTCTCAATGTCGCCATACTTATCGGTGTGGTGTCTATCAATCCAGATCAAATCATGGTCCCCATCCAAATATCGTTCTTCACGATCTTCATCCGCCCAACATTCAATCTGGCAAAGTTCGCCTTTTTCAGTGTCGTAAGTAAACATCAGTTTTTAGTCCCGAAATAATAAAGAATTGCAATGATAAGTGTGATTGGAATGATAAACATCCAATACTCAATGATTAACCACAGAACAAATAGAACGGCACATAATCCTAACATGCCCCCCACATCTGTCCCGCTGTTGTTAAATGATGATGAAGAAGATTGTGATGAATTTGTATCATCATTGTCATCATCATTGTCCCATGAATTTGTATCTCCTACGATAGGATTACACCCGATAATCTTTACTGTAGGATTTCTTGCTTGTGCTGTTGCCTTTGCATCTTGGTAGTCATTTGCATAAACTTCCTCAGTAAATACTGATCCACCTTGATAAAGTTTGACTTCCCATTTCATGCTGCTAATGCCTCATCAAATGCCTTGATAGTTCCTCTCCATGCTTGCCACGATTGACGTGAGTTGATGTAGACCCATCCAGCATTTTCTGCTGCAAAGTAACTTTGATACTTTGTTCTAAATGTTTTGAAGTGATGTTCGATTGTTCCACTATCATCAACCTTTGTGGAACTATAAACAGAGACGCTATAATTGTCGCGTCCCTTGTTTACATAAACTGGAGATGGATTTGTTCCTTTGAAGATCATAACTCAGAAAATGTTAGTCCAGCGAGTGTGATTTGCTTTGGTGATTCTACCTTCGTTAAGCATGTTATCACATACTCTAACAAAGACTTCAAACTTTTGCTCTCTTGTTAGTGTGTTTGCGCCGTCGCAATTCTTCATTACACGGAGCATTTGTGCTTTGGATCGAATCATAACGAATGACGGTAAGTTTGTTCAGTTGTTGTTGCAAATCGGGAAAAAGATCATTCATCAGAGATACAGGAACGAACCGTAAGGATCACAAATGTGAGGATTATCTGCCAGTTGAGTAATCAGATAGCGGACATGTTTGGCAGGTGCTTTGTAACTAGCAGGTTTGTAACATTCGCCAGTGTTCTTATCAACGAACATCCAGCAACTGCGGGAGGGATCTTCTCCACCACCACGCTCAAGTCGCTCCCAAACTTTGATATATTTACGACCAATCTCCATCTCAAGTTGATGATAGAGAGAGCGACCAGATTCGATCGCATTAACTTTCCACTCATTGTTAAGCACTTCGATGAGTGCTTCAGTCAGGAATTCAGGTTTGGTTTGGGTGATCGTCATGGTTGAATTGCTTTGACTCTTTAATAATACACGAAAACGGCGACCCTACAAGGGGGTGTGTGCAACTAGATCAACTGGCACAGGAGAACTTGCTATTGTTAAAGTTTGCATGAGAGAATTGCTCTCGGTTGACTAACTTAAACATGCCATAATCGTTGGTGCGAACATAACCTTCGCCACCACATTGACGATCACCGATGTATGCTTTAGGACCATTATTACGGCAAAGGAAAAGCATATCCTCCTTGATAGATTTGATGAGGAACCAGTAACTAACCAAACGAGAGTTGTTGAATGTTTCAGGCACGACTTCGCGTCCTTCCCTGATACAAGCGTTCAATTCTTTTTTGAGTTTGGTTGCTTCCTTATCATTCACGAAAGTAACCAACTGAGACATTTGTCGGGCGAAACCAACAATCTCCTCAAAATCTTCATCGACTTGCCATGCACGGGGTTGCACGAACTTTACATAATCAGTGTCATCAAAGATCTCCATATCTACCATGTCATTGATAACATAGGCATCCTTCATTTCACCATCAGTTGCATACAATGTATGAGGTGCAATGATAATTTCCTGACGAACTACTTCATCAAAAATGTAAGTAATCGTATTGGGGCAAAAAGTATCATCACCACCGTACCCAATAAAATCACCTTGAACAATCCCGTCGAAACTAGGGAGATAATCGAAGCAATGATGCAATATATCAGCAACCACACCAGTGTGGTTTTTGTCAATTTCGCAATGCGATTCATTGATCTTGATTAGTTTTTTGTTAAAGACAGATTTTGTGCCGACAAAGAAATTGCCAGTCGCAGGATTTGTCCCCCAAACAATAGCGGGAGCACCATCAATTTTCACGGAAAGTTCACTCTCAGCGAGGAACCAATCCAAGACAGAAAGATCACCCGTCAGAATAGAATCTTCGGGGTGTTCGAGGTGTGTGTTTTTCATGCTCTTAAGATAGCGCACTCATCAGGGGATTGCAAGCGGTTGTGTCCTGTTTGCGAACTGTCACAGGCAGTCGATCCCATATTGATTTTTCTATAATATCAAAACGGAGATTAAGTGCTCCATTTGTAGATTTGAATGACACTTCTTCCCAGTTGATCTCACTCATCACAGAATCCATGATCTGTTTGTCAATTAGTGACACGATTCCATATCCACGGCGATGCGGAAGATCCTCAAAGTTTGATTTTACTTCCATTTCCTTGAAACATGTGCTTGGTAAGTAATAATCACAAGAATAGAGGTGTTTTTGATTGCGGGTAGACCCTGGAGTGCCTCCGTCGCTCAAACTATAGATTTTTATGATGTTGTTAAGATTAACCTTCTCTTCTGTGCTCTCATGCAACTTAGACCAGATCTGGAAGACACAATTAACCTCAACATCTGTGCCACCAGGATAATAGAAACTACTATCAATAACCTCACTATGAATGAGATTATATCCTTTCACTCTTGACTTACAACTGCCTTTGCCGTTACTGTCAAATAACTGAGGTACAATAAAACACACGAAGTCCGCAAACTCTGCTGCATGATTGATAAACTTCAAAGCAAGATTACCACGCAATCCGAATGGTGGATTACCAATGATTATGTTCTTTTGAGTATCAGGTCTCCACTGCAAAAAGTCTGCTTGAATAACACCATCGCATTGTGGTTCAATATCAACACCAACCCTACGATCTTCAGGCATCAGTGTATAGAATGACCCATCACCTGCTGATGGTTCAATGTAATTGTATCCACGAAGATCAATGCCATGAGACATTAGAATCTCATGGCATTTGTCATAACAATACTTCGCGGTCTCTTTATTTGTAAAGAATTGATCCTTTTCTTTCTCTGTATGTTTGCTGTAATCTACTTCAATACCTGCAATTCTACACAGATCAAAGTAATACGAACTAGGCACATCTTCCTTCTCTACCCATCTCTTTACCGTGCCAATATGAAGACCAAGTTCTTTCGCAATGTGATTGATTGGATAGGTTTCGTTGACAGTTTGAAAGAGAGGGTAGATATTATTCATTCAACCGAAGTGCTTAAGAAGGTGTTTGACAACGCCTTTATCGTCTGGATTATTTACATCATAACAGAAAGTATATCCTGCGGCAATAGCGTTCTCCATAGTTACGCGAGAAAAATCAAACTTCCACTTGTCCTCTTGTGACTCACGAAGTGTTGCTTTCTTACCAAGAATAGGATCTTGCTTGTTCTCAAACAGAACTGCCATGTTGGCAGGAGTGAGAACAGTGATGTAGATCTTGTCATAATCTACATCAACAAACGTAAGTTTGTCCCACACAGACTTAGCATAGATGTTTTCATGCTGCCAGTTTGCACTCTTAGCACATGAAAATGCTGTTTTAACTTCATTCTTCAGTTTTTTAAGGAGGTTGACAAGAATATCATAAGTTCCACCATCTTCAGGGCGAGTGTTACAATCACCATCCCAAGATGATTCAATCATTGCCAACCTGGTGATGATATTGAAAAGGAAACTTTCTCCCCACTTACCACGCTCATCATTGGTAAGAAGTGTTAGAGGATAGAAAATAGATCCTTTCCATGCATCACTGCTATTTTCCACAGCAGCATTGATGGAAGCGTCAAGAATTTCGCGAAAGGTGATTGCTTTGGTTTGCATGGTGTTGTTCCTTTGACTCTTTTAATATACACGGAAACCACTCCCCGTGGGGGAATGGTGTGACACTTATTTACTGTCACACGGGTAGACGTGCGACAGACTTTTTCTTTTTATGACGTTCTATAAAGTTTAGCGCAGATTGTCTATTTCTGCAATACTTTATTATACTTCCCTGATGTATTATTGCTAGTTGTGTCACACTTCCCGCAACAGGTACAGCAGCATAACACAATGGATCTTCGTATTTACCAACCATAAATCCTTCTTCAATTTGTTTAGGGTCAAGAATGGTAGTTTTTTGCTGGTCTATTTTCATCGACGAATCTCACTGATAGCGGGTTGACCTTGATTGAATACAACATCAACAACTGCCTGCACTTTCTTGGCAGTGCTGATACCAACCGTGTCATAGGTAGGGATACAAACAAGACCAAAAGTCTTCTCAGTGCTACCCAAACGAATCACACGACCGATAGACTGACTGATGCCAATGTAGTCCATGTTACGC